TTTAAAGTGGAAGAGCCCACTAACCTCAAGTTAAGTTAGCCACCCAGCTCGATGTATCTCTCGCCGAAGTGGACTTGATCTGACGGTGGAGCGATGAGGTCCCGCACCTCAAAGACACCGCGAGAGAATCGCTCTTCAATTATTAGTTGAACAGCGACCGACACACCATACTGTCTTTCAAAGAGCAGTCGAGTGTCGTAAGCAGGAGAGTAGGTTTTCAAGCTTCCTACTAACCCCGCCTCATCTTTTGGCACTGTGTGGTACCCGTCCTGGACAAACCTGGCGGTGACACCACGAGTATTTTCTAAGGCATATCTGGCTAAAGCTCCCAAAAGAGGACACTGAGGTGCCTCATAAACTGCACTCAAGGCTTTCGCCCTTAGCAGTTGGGTCTTCAGAAGGGTGCCAGCCGACACAAACGAGGAGGACCACCCGAAGGTGGACAAGAACTTCTTAGGGTCCTTGATAATCTCACCAGAATCGGCAAAGATCATCCCACAAAAACTAGCTTCACAAGGATCACGAACAGCTTGTATTTTAATCGTGAATCCAAGTTTGGCATAAAGTCCCTCGTCTAACACAGCATCGGTGGCAAACAGACCGTCGTCTCCCTCAACGAACCCGGTCAAAGTCTTCCCTTGCCTTGCGGCCAAGAATTTCGCCAACATCAAATTACTAAATCCATTGCCCAACGACGTGCACATATCTCCAGACATCCTCCGGGCGACCACTTTAGCCCGCACACCGGTACGCGTTTTCATACGATTAACGCCCCCTATGGTGTTGCAAATGCAGCGTGCATCACTCGGGAAGTTCTTCAACATGTAAGCGTAGAGTCTTAACTCACACGCCTCCATGAACTTCTTATTAAAGTGACTCTCAAACGCTGTAAAGTCTGTCTGGTAGTAGCGACGATTCGCCTGTCGGAGCGCCAGTATCATGGCAGGTCTCTCTGGTACAGGTGTGTGCTTTATAAATTCCGGTAACTGATAAACTGCATTCTCGATAGATTTGAAAAATCTCCCCGAATACGCCTTAAACGCATCAGAGCGAGAGTTTATCATACGGCAATTTTTATATTCTGGGTAAGATTCGGTTTTGACAAAAGATTGTACTGTCTGCCGCTGCTTTTTGGTCGGTCTCCCACCCATCAACTTTTCAAACGCATCCGCCAATTCAGCTTTCCTCGCCTCATTAAAGGAAAGGGAATCAAGCCATTCTTTGAATGTCATGACCCTGGAGAGCGGTGTTAAATTTGTGCGTAAGAATTCGTCGACAAACATGGTGAATTCCAGTAATAAGGCGTCGTCACACTTAGGGGTGACGCGTAGTAGCCTTTTCAAGAAGCCCGCCTCCACTGTAGCGGCATCATTGGAATCCAAACATATCGGGTAAAAGCCCGGAACAGAACAGTAAGGCAGCTCCGCAAACATCCTTCTCCTCTCTTTTCGGATGTTGTGAGACGTGAGCTGCTTGATCTCCTCAAAAGGCGCAACGGTGATATCGTGATCTAGCGGAATGCTTTCACGGTCACCGAGGACATCGAGTTTTATAGGCCTGAGATCTGAGGCCAACTCGTCTATCCTAGCGCCAACGGCATACTTCACAGGGCGCTTAGCGGCGCCTCGGGCAGACACTCGGGAAGTGCGCCCGCGGGGCCGAAAAAAGGGTCCTGACGGATGATGAACTTAACCATCTCCTCGCTGCCGACGATGATATCGTAGTTTAGGACGTCCGGAATCGCCACAGTGGCGAGACGCAACAGGCAAGGTCTAACCTTGGCATCCACAACTTCGATGGAGTCATTTTTCTTTATTTCTTCCAACACTGCTGTTACCATGTGTGGACAGTAAAGCAGTTTTCGTTCATCGAAATCTCTCATTTTGATGCACTGTACCACCGCCACCATCAAAAAGACAGTCGGTATCGCAAAAGCAATCTGGTACAAAAATGAATATGCAATGAGACTCCGACAAACTGTTTGGTCCTTCAACGGGTTCCAGCGCGGAAGTGAGTGGTAGAGCACATACGGTAGTGTCTTCCATTCCCCACTGGCAAATTCAGCAAACTTGCCATCCCTGGGGTCAACAATGATTGGTTTATACCAATCAATCAGGGAATTCCAATTAAATTTGTAGCCGGAAAGACGTTGAAGAGGAGTAAATAATTGAGGCTCAAAGTAATACTCTCCTTGAGAGCGGATCGAATTACTGAGGCACACATTTCGTGATTGTGTTATACCCGCTGCAGTGGTGTACACAAAACCAGACGTAACTGTGACTAACAACACAAATTTGAAGAAAAATCCACACGGGGATCTCCTCATTGTGATTTGTCCTAGAATGACGTCCTGCTGCGTCATCTGGACCGCTCGATGAGTGACGAGCCTTTTGTCGTCGGATACAGGGAGTGTCTTGAAGCATTGCTTTGCAGTAGAGAACCCCTGCATTCTCGCAAACTGCTTCAAGGTTGGCACCGCACTAGTGCGGTTATCACACAGGCGATAACCATCAAGAGGGATTCGATTGAGACGGGCACTTCGCTCCTTCTCCGTTTCCTCTTTCGCTTCCACCGGGGCTGGCGCCGAGACCGTCTTCAGCGGCTCTTGGGGCGCCTCCGGCTCTGAACAAGGGGGATAGGCGGAACCCAATGCCTTCAAAGAAGCCTTCAGGTCCGCCAAAGCATCATTACCTCCTCCTTCAATCTCGTCATTCACATCGGGCATGGTGACAATAGTCTCCTTCTTCTCATCGACAAAGAAAATGTCATCACCAGGTAGCTCTGGAGAGTTCGGCCTTACAGCCGGGAGTCCTGAACTTTCGGGGAGCGTCGGTGCCACTTTACCGACCACAGGGTGGTCGATGAAATGCTTCGCCTTAATGGCGAAGAAATGATACTTTCCATCTGCACCAGAAAGATCGCACAAGCACTCTGGGCACTTACAAGCACCATCTTTGCTTACGATCTTGCTTTTCGGGACAGCCCCACAGTTATAGGGACAATCCTCAGGGTCAAACTGCGCTCCATTCACCGGTCCCGGGTTCTCTTCTCCACCAGACACGATGAACGCCCTCTTCCCATCCCTCTTCACTTTCCGTTCTTGCTCTCTATTCTTACGAACCGCATTGTAAACCAAGTCTTCTTCCATCCACTCGACCCAACACTTAGCAGTACGTCTGTAAGCGTTGCGAACTGTAGCTTCAATTCGTAGGTCATTGCGGGGACCAGGGTTAGCTTCGCCACCATCGATGACGAACTGTTCATGACCATGGTTGGCGAACATCTCGGTTAGAGCCTGTATCACCAGATGCTCGGTTTGCAACTGCATCAACATGTACCTCATTCTCCTCAACACACGCTTGCGCATAACAACGGTCCTTTGGCCGTTGATAATTTCGTTCGATCCTTGCTGGTGTGCTGTCATGTTCGCAAAAGCTTTTGGGGGGGTGCGTACCACGCGGTTGTCTTACCAACTGTAGGCCATTAGGTGGCCAGCCCTGTTCTTTCACAGCGTCATACCTGTGAGGGTGTTTTTCCCGGTACCTCCATCCCCAAGTCTTCCGGATAATATTACACACCAATTCGCAATACCTTGGTTCTGACTCCCAGTAGGCGGGGCTGCTAACCTCACCTCTGGTAGCACGCGACTCGTCGCCGCGCAGTGTGCGACATATGCCAAGGAACGAGGAGTCGAATTTGATGTGGGGATTCGGCCTGTCAGCCTAGTGCCTCAATGCAGATAGTGCTGCAAGAGGTTCGCGCGATATACGCACGGTGGAGGGTATTAGCCTCGAATTTCCTATGTTATACATAGAGTGATAAGCCACATTAACGTGGCGAAGATACAGCACTCTTT